ATCATTTTTATGACCCAGGAGGATGACACGTTCTCATCGGGCTTCTGGACCGAGTCAGAGATCATCAGCTACATCAATGATATCGAGAAGGACTTTTTCGACAGAACGGGCTGTTTCAAGAGACAGGATACCGTTGGTGCGACAGCTGGTGATCGTGTGTTCTTAGAGCCTAGCGATTCCATGAGCATTGATCGGATCACCTTCAACCAAGTCCCGCTGCACCGGACAGACCGTTGGATGCTCGATATGGAGGACCGGAACTGGAAGAACCAGCCAGCGGGTGTTCCTAAGCAGTACCACCAGGACCTCATTTTGACCAAGCGGTTTGAAGTGGATCGGGACGTTGGGCCCGTAGGTCAGGATTTCACCCTGACCTACACGATCCTGCCCGCTACTCTGACCAGCTCTGCGGACCTGTTGAACATCACTCCAGCCTTCTTTCACTACATCCTCTACGGTGTACTCGAGAAGATGCTTGGAAAGCAGGGCGAGGGCCAAGACTTGGGTAAGGAGAAATACTGTCACGCACGGTATGAGGCAGGAGTAGCCACTGTGCTGACTCTCATGAGATCAGAAGCGAGGGCCATTGAAAGAATATTTGCGCAATCAGCTTGATGAGTACAGGCGTCTGTACGGGGATGAACTCCCTATTGAGTTTTTGGAGCGATTTGCTGTGGACCGATTGAAGGAACCCAAGTTCTCTTTTGAAGAGTCTCGGGCCACTATCGACTTCCACAAGAAGAAGATCATGACTGAAGGCCTAAACAAGACACTCATTATTCTTGAGTGCAGCGGTCCAAGGATTGAGAGGAGGGGTGTGGATGCCCTACTGATTGAAGGTAACCACACCATCATAGCAGCAAGAGAGTTGGGGCTAAAAACAGCCCCTACTCGCATAGTGTAAAGGAGGAAACCATGAGTCACGCAAAGGAAAATCCAGGGGAAACCACTCCTGGAAACGAAGACAGGTACAGCGACTACGCCGAAGTCGATACCAGGCAAAAGAAGTACGACAATGATGAGGGGATTTTGACCACGGCCAAGCCGCTGGATATCAATTCCCAAACCAACGGCGAGGAAGAGATCCCCGTTCGGCAGCCGAATGATGGGGACTATTTCATCGGCAGTCGTTTCATTTACAAGTCCCACACGGACGGAAAAGATGGAGAGGAACCGGATGATCCATCTTGTGATCTTCTTGGAGGACTCAGGTAGTGCCAATTCGTTTGCTCTCGAATGTCACCTTGCCAGCTTCTCCAGCGGCTACGGTCCTCAGTGGTCTGTCCATCGAGGCCGTTTGGGTCTTGCTCCAGGTCTTGCGTGGCAACGGCGGGAAGATCTTTGTCGGTGACAGCACGGTACTCAACGATGGACTGGCCGGCGTGGAGCTGCAAACTCCGATCATCGGCAATACGTTGCCCTTCACCACGCTTCCAGCTCCGGGCAATACGACGATCAACCTCAATGAGATCTTTATTCACGGTGAGGTCGGATTAGACGGTGTGAATGTGCAATACCTGGCACTGATATAGGAGAAACATGGGCGCAGTAGGCGGCGTAGCAATACTTGGCGGGAACTTCGAGGCGGCAACCTTTCCAGAGGATAAAGTTGTCCAACGGTCTCTCACAGCGGGGACCCAGGAAAACTCGCCCATTGATGCGATCATTCTTGACGCATTGCCCCTTGGTGCGCCCGGACAGCTCGATTCCCATGCCTTCCTATGGAAAGGCCACTCCAACAATGGAAGTCCTCATACCATCGACTGGAAAGCCTTTGTCAATGTAACCGCCGACGATGGGACAGGTTCGCTCTGGACCCTCCAGACTCGCATTGATGGGGCTCCCTTCACTGACATTCTGACCGTCGACGACAACGGGCTCCTGACCGTCAGCGGTGCGACCTTCACCATGGACCAGCTCATCATCGACTCGGACAACACCGAGGCCGTGCTGGTCCGCAAGGATGGTGATGCCGGTGATGTGTTCATCATCGACACGATCAACGATGTGGTGAGGTTGGGGTCCGATACGACCATTCTGACCTTTGGTGCTGCCAGTGACGTTATTTTGGAGAGAGTTTCGGCGCGTGTTCTTCAGATGAACTCCGATCCTGGTGCAGACAGCGACAACGAACTTCGCATTGTCGCCAGGGACGATGCAAGCGCGAGATACCTGTCGCTTTTTGCCGCTGGCACTAATCAGGCTCGGGTTGCAGCTCAACGAGCCGGTGGTGGAGGTCGGTTTGATTTAGAACTTTTCACGAGTTCGGGTTCTATTGAGATCTTTACTGATGGGGTGCAACGCTGGACCTTCGGAGCCGGGAGTGGAGGCTTTGATTTTGAAATCTCACCATTTATCACCGACAGATATGACATTGGAAGAATAGATTTCGCGGTAAGGGATATTTTCACCAACCGCGTCTTTCTCGGCCAGGACAAGGTCTCGGGTGGCTTTAACGCCATCACCATCGACCACGCGGATCTCACGGGCGATGCCAACCAGGATTCGGGCGCGATCCTTCTGACGGGCAAGGGCTTTGAAACAGCCACTCCTCACGATATTGACTGGAAGTTCTTCGTGAACGTCACCGCCGATGACGGTACGGGTTCATTGTTTACTTGGCAGACTCAGATCGACACGGCTGGCTTCGCCACTCGGATGACCCTCGGTGATGCAGGCGAGTTGGATATTCAAGGTCCCGTTGCCACGGATCGTTTTTTCTTCGATGCGGGAACAGTCATCGGTTCGACAGCTCCTGGAATCTGGCTCGGTACTGTTACCCCTACGCAGCAGAACTATGCAATTCGCTCTCTCAGCGGCACTCAGACTCGGATTAACGCCGATACCACGGTCAGGTTTTTCATCGACGACTCCCAGGAGTTTGCGTCTTATTCCAGCATTGACGGTCAATGGACATTCAGCCAGCCAGTGGTCCATGATCTGACCAACGCAGCGGCTTTAACAATCCGCAAGAACAGTGGCACTGGAGATGTGTTCCTCGTCGATACGGTCGCGCCAAACATCCGTTTTGGACCAGGTGAAACAGCCCCGATCGAGATTATCGTTCTCGACAGTGCGGTTCTCGTTGGTGACGGACAACGTGATTCTCACTCGATCCTGTGGACAGGCAAGGGCTTCGAAACAGCCACTCCCCACGACATTGACTGGAAAGCCTTTGTGAACGTGACCGCCGACGATGGTACGGGGTCGATCTTCACCATCCAAACCAGGATCGACGCAGCTGGCTACGTTACGGTCTTCGAGGTTGACGATACGGGAAACCTCACGATTCCGGGGAGCTTCGTTGTTGATGGCCTGATCATCGACGTGGACAGCACGGAGGCTTTCCTGGTTCGCAAGGATGGGGATGCCCAGGACATTTTCATCATTGATACGATCAACGAGACCGTAGTCGTTTCAGGGTCCACTCAGACGAATTTCCCCCCTGACACGAGAACTGTCTTAATTGATACGGCCGCTCGAAAAGTAACGATCTTCGGGACTCAAGCTGGATTTCTGTTAGAAGGAAGAACAGCTAACCCTGGATTTGCCACCCAAGCGAGCTTTACCAACGATACTGGAGGACCGGATCGGGGAACTTCTATTGAACTTGGAATCACGACATTCCCGATGGCAGCTATTGGTGGGGCTATGGGGTCCGGGACTTCTGAAGGGTATTTGCGCCTGGATTCCAGAATCGGCAACGTACTGTCCGAGAAGGTTAGAATCGCTCCAGATGGATCTACTATCCATGGCCTACAATTAACCAGTCCTATAGACGCTATCGCTTTAGATTCTGTTGATCTTGTTGGTGACGGGCAGCGGGATTCTCACGCGATCCTCCTTACGGGCAAGGGCTTTGAAACAGCTACTCCCCATGACATTGATTGGAAGTTCTTCGTGGACGTGACCGCCGACGATGGGACGGGTTCGATCTGGACCCTCCAGGCCAGGATTGATGGTGCGTCCTTTGTGGATGAACTGACCATCACCGCGACCACTTCTCCGACGCTGATGCAGGTAGGACCTGGTTCCTCGGGAGGGGCCATAGCCTTTGGACCGAATCCCGCCTCACAAGGGACGCTCAGGCTTGCAAATGCGGACTCGATCTTCTTTCGCAACGCGAATAACAACGGGGATCTGGCGGTTCTGTCCAGTCCACAGTCCGATGAGTTCGATATGTTCAACACCGGGACACCGAGGGTTACCTTCAAACAGGTCCGGAGTACATTTGAAAAAATAGTTCAGGTTCATACGGTGGGAACCAACACCTCTGCCTTTAGCGTCGGTAGCACCCTGGTGGTTGATACCGTCACCAACAATGTCAGGGCGCAGGGGACTCTTCAAGTAGGAGCTTCGTCAGCAGTAACGGGTACTATTCGACTTCCAAATTCGGGCGATATTGTCTGGAGAAACTCTGGCAACAACGGGGACAATATCCTTCTTTCTGTCGGCAGTTCGGACGAAATGATCCTGGGTGAAAGCACCACTGGTCCCTTTATCAGAGTTGTTCCAGAGATGAGACATTTCGAGTCCGTCGTGATCCCTTTTACCAGCACCGTCGCTTTAAGTGTCTCTCAAGACAATTTTGCAAATAACCTACTCACCGTCGATACGACCAATGGCGAAATCGACATTGGCAGCACCATAGCCCTTCCGCTAGTATCTGTGGACCGCCTCAGACTCATCGGTCCAAATCTCACCGTGAACGGCACAGCGGGGGGCTCCCACAGCATATTGCTACAGGGCAAGACCAGAACCTCTGGAGGTGTGAATCACAGCTCTGACTGGCGCATACTTGTTACACCACTATCGACGAATGACTTTCAGGGATCATCAATTATTCGTTTTAACGGTGCAATAGACGGTGCGCTCGGAACCGAAACCCTGCGAATGGAAGACAATGGCCGAGTCGCTTTTCCCCAACCGGAACAATTCTCCATCGGTTCTCCCACCTTCCTTGACTTCGTCCAGGTGAACATCACCGGATCTTTCATAGACGACTATGGCGGGGGGCCGACTGAAACCCACAAGCTCAAGATCCAAGGTGGTCAGACGGCAGATGCAGGACGGACGAATAGGCAGACCAGCGTTGATGTCGACACATTCATTATCACCCAAAATAATAGTGAGACTATCAATGAGGTCGGAGCAATGTTTATCGACGCTCCTGCCCTCACTGTAGGCACGGACACGGTCAACATAGCGTACACCCTGAAAGTCAACAACTATCCCACGGATGGGACCGAAAACTATGGTTTGCTTGTGGACGGCAATGGACCGACGGCCAATCTGACCGCCCTTGTACGGATCGGAAAATCTGGCCTTCAGACGGGTATAAAGTTACTGGTCGGGGGTAGTGTTGGGTTTGATAATCTCGATGACAATGCCCAGATGCGCCTCACCGGTGTTTATACAGCCGATGGAACACTGGACTCTGCTGTGTTACTGCACGTTCATACAACATTGAGCCCCCCGGATGGGACCACGGACCATATTACGGGGGCCTTTTTCGAGGGCTCACTCAGAACCCCGGTAGATACACTCTCGGTTGCCAATATCTCCCAGGTCCGCATTGATGAACCCAATATCCAAGACAACCTCTCAGGTGGGGGAGTCATCACCAACGCCCAATCGCTTCTGATCACAGGCGCACCCACGGAAGGGGTCAGTAATTTCGCTTTCCGTATCCTTTCAGGCGACAGCTTCCTCGGGGGCAAGGTGAAAATTGCCGTGAACGACGCCGAAGCTTTATTCATCCAAAAAGCTGGTGGGGGCGGTCCTGGTCAGGATATTTTCAAGGTTGATACCTCTGCGTCGGGCTTCCCTCCAGGCAATCTAGTGCGAGTTATTGGAGCATCCTTTCTACAAGAAACTGCGTCGGGTAGAAACACCTTCGGAACCAGCACAGCTTTTGATTACGTTTTCTTGCGAATTGCCCCAAGCCAAGTCATTTCCGGTGGGGCCAGCGACGAAGCCCACATCCTCTTGGTCGAAGGAAACATTCAGGGTTTCTCTGGCGACACGGCCCGGATCAACGTAGCCACTTTTACTGGTTCCGTCACAAGCCAAAATGTCGCTGAAGCTGTTGCGAATATTTCACAAGTTCAAATCGACGAGCCAGCCATCAATCTCCAAGGTTCATCGACTGTCACCCAGGCCCAATCGCTGCTGATCACTGGCGCACCAACCGAGGCCACCCGCAACTACGCTCTCAACGTCGAGGATGGCAGCGTAAGATTTGCCCTCCCAGGGCCGCATGTGATTGGTGGAGTTCCGCAGAACCTTTTCGCCTTCGCTATGGTCGGCAATTTTACTTCTGGTGGGAGCGGTATCCAAGCGGCTGCCCTACGAGTCTCTACTGGCCTGGGCGGGGCTCCTGGCGATACGTTAAGGCTCGCTGGAACGGATCTCGCGTCTATAATCACCACCCAGACGGCATCGGAATCCATCGCAAACGTCGCTCAGCTTATTCTCACCGAGCCTGCCATCACTGACAACCTGACAGGCGGGGGAGTCATCACCAACGCCCAGACCCTTCTGATCCTCGGCGCACCCACGGAAGGTGTCGATAATTGGGCTTTCCGCATCCTTTCAGGAGATGTGGAGATCGGGGGAGATCTCATCGAGTTTGGCGCGGGCGGCGGCAACAGCAGAATCCTTTTCAGGGGTTGCGGAACCTACTACGTCGGCAATCTTGATACCCCAGATGAACTGTTCATTGGGATCGACGCAGGGTCAGGAAACGTGACTGTCGCTAGTTCCGTAGTTTCGACCGACGGTAATTCATGGAAGTTTCGGAACTCAGCGCCCAACGGTCAGTTCATGGAGGTTCGGCAGGCTTTTACGACCGTATTGACTTCGGCTGGATCATCCGTCACAGCTGCCGGGGCCATTCCTTCGGGGAGCTTCGTGGTTGGAATCACAACTCGGGTGATCACAGCGGTCACAGGACCGACTGGATTTGACGTAGGGGATGGCATTGATGTGGACCGATGGGGGGCTTCAATCGCAGCTACCTTGAATACCACTTCTGACATTACCGATTATACCTCTTCGGCCTTGAACCTTTTCCCGGCCTCAAACGATGTGGTGATCACCTCAGATGGGGTCGATTTCACAGGCGGTGAGATCAGGATCACCATTCACTACATGAGTTTGCAAGCACCGAGTTCTTGATATGACTGATTTTGTCGTTTCAACAGATCTGATCGTCTTAGGCATGAGCTTCTTCGACGGAGGGCAGACCTTCGACGGTCAAACGATCATCGACGTGGACGACGCGGAAGCTTTCCTGGTCCGTAAGGATGGGGATGCCGGGGATGTGTTCATCATCGACACGATCAGCGATGTGGTGCTAATCCCGCAATCCGCTTCACAGTTTGCTATTGGCAGGAGCAGCATTGAGAACTTTGTCCAGTTCCATCTCGACGGTTCTCTCATTTCCGGAGGAGGATCCAACTTCGCAGCCGGGGCCTTGTTTGCTTCAGATATCACCAGCGCGGATGGCGATACCAGACTGAGCCAGATACGGGCGGGGGTCTCCGGAGGAGGCTCTTTAACCACACCTGGAACGGGAACATCACTTTTCGCGGCAACACTTATCCTTGATGAGCCGAACATCACCTTGACTGGTGGTGACGCCATGGCGAACGCGGCCACGCTTTTCATTACAGGACAGCCAACTGAGGGAACTTCAAACAATTACGGGATTTTCAACGCCGGGGGTATGCGTACAGACGGTACATCGGATTTCTTCGGGGCCATCACTCAGCCAGGTGCTTCCTCCAGTTTCTCCCTTGGTACGGGAGTGGCTCAAACCTTTGCGCGTATGGCCTTTGTTGCCGCTTTTGTTTCGAGCGGCATAAACAACCATGCAGAAATGCTGTTTCTTGGTGGGAGCGTCACTGGATTTGCCGTAGACACGGTCTCTCTCGCGGGTCTGCTCGCGGATGTTTCGATCACCACGCAGGGGAATAGCGACACCATCGCGGACGTTGCCCAGGTCATTATTCAAGAACCCAACATCACAATAGGAGCTGGAGACACCGTCACCAACGCTTCGACCCTGGCCCTCTTAGGTTCACCCACGGAAGGCACGAACAACTTTGCTCTGCGGTCCACTGGAGCTGCCCTTACCCTGTTCGCAGGGGTGCAATTTACCATCGGGCGAAGCACCTCCCTTGATAGATGGCAGTTTCTACTTACTGGAGGTTTCACCTCGGATGGATCTGTGAACGAATCGGCCAAATTCAGAGTAGAAGACTCATTGACCGGAGCACCGGGAGATACCGCCGGGATGGTTGGTGGATATTTCGACGCAACTTTTGTCACTCAAACGGCCACCGAGAACATTGCCGATATCAGCCAGGTCCGCATCGACCCGCCTGGGATCACAGACAATTTAACGGGTGACATTACCAACGCGCAAAGCCTAGCATTGTTTAGTTCGCCCACAGCAGGACTCAACAACTGGACATTGAGATCTACCGGAATCGCTCCAACTATATTCCGAGGTCTCCAGTTCGCCATCGGCCGGACCACGCTAGAAGACTGGCATCAATTTGTGATAGACGGAGCCTTTGTTTCTGGGGGATCAGCCAGTGAAGCTGACATATTAAAGCTTCAAGGGACTCTGACCGGAGCTCCGGGGGACGGTTCCCTACATGGTGTGTTCTTCACTACGAACATCATCACCCAAACCGCTACAGAATCTATTGCTGATATCTCCCAGGTCAAGATCGACGAACCGGGAATCACCGACAACCTGACAGGGGATATCACCAGGGCGCAAACTTTACTTCTGAATGGCTCGCCCACAGAAGGTCTGACTAACTTTGCCCTGCGGTCCACTGGAGCTGCCCCTACCTTGTTCGCGGGGCTGCAATTTGTCATCGGGACGACCACCGTTCTCGACACGATTCAATTTCAGCTAACTGGTTCTTTCACTTCCGGTGGGTCCGGAGTCAACGCTCAATTATTTGCATTAACCTCAACGCTTATAGGTGCGTCTGGAGACACCGGCTCCCTTGCCTGTGCCTTCTTCAATGGCAACATCACTACCCAAGCGGCTACCGAAAACATTGCCGACGTAAGCCAGGTCCGGATCGACGAGCCGAACATAACGGACAACCTGACAGGCGACGTGACCACGGCCCAGACCCTGTTCATAGTCGGCTCACCCACGGAAGGGCTTAGCAATTTTACAGTCCGATCAATAGGGGCCGCTCCTTCGCTATTCCAGGGTCTCCAGTTTGTTATTGGGGACTTCAATGTAGATGACTTCGTTCAAGTTCATATCGGTGGAATTTTCACCTCGGGTGGGTCCTCTACTACCGCATCGAAATTCGTGCTTGATGGAACGATAATCGGAGCATCTGGTGATATCACAGCCCTCAACGGTGCACTCTTATCTGCAAGAATCACCACCCAAACGGCCAGTGAGACTATCGCAGATATCAGCGGAGTTCGGATTGATCAGCCGAGCATAATTGACAACCTGACGGGCGGTGGGCTTATTACAAGGGCTTACACGCTCTTTCTCAGCGGCTCACCCACCCAGGGAGTGAGCAATTTTTCCTTAAAATCCAGTGGAGCTGCCCCCACCCAATTCGCGGGTCTTCAGTTCGTCATTGGAGATGCCAGCCTTGTCATAGACGACTTCAATCAGATTCTATTTGGTGGAGCCTTTACCTCTGGTGGTAGCTCTGATCGGATGGCCAAAGTCAGAATTGAAGGGAGAATAACTGGAGCCCCTGGAGATACCAACTTCATCCACTATGTTTCGATTGGCGCAGCGATCACAACACAAACAGCCACAGAGAATATTGCAAATATCGCCTCCCTCAACGTGGACGAACCCAACATTGGCGATAATTTAACGGGCGATATCACCAACGCCCAGACCCTACTCCTGTCTAATACTCCCACAGAAGGTGAGGACAACTTTGCCATACGCTCCCTCGGGGGCGCGGGCTGCATCTTTGCAGGCCAGTCATTCATCATTGGAACCGCCGTATTCACGACGAACGATCAAGTTCTAATCACCGGAGCTTTCACTTCAACGGGTCTAACCACCGGAGCAAAGTTTAAGGTGGCGGGGGGGTTCACTGGATCATCTGGTCTTACCAGTACCCTCAACGGTGCGTTCTTCGACACGAGCGTTGCCACCCAAACAGCCGACGAAGTTATTTCCGATGTTGGTCAGGTCCGCATCGACGATCCCTCCATCATCAACAACTTGACGGGATCGGGATTTATTCTATCGGCATACACCCTATTTCTAGCTGGTTCTCCCACAGAAGGAGTCAATAACTTTGCCCTGCGATCTGTCGGACCCGCTCCTAGTATTTTTGGAGGGCCACGGTTCGTCATCGGGTCAATCAGCGTAGCTGGCGTTCTTGATCGTTTTGGGGTTCTTTTCACTGGAAATATAACCTCAGATGGAGCGTCTAATTTTGCTGAAAAGTTTAGGCTCGAAGGGAGTCTGACTGGAGCTTCTGGGGATACCGTCCGCTTGATTGGGTCCTCCTTTGATAACACGATCACCACCCAAGCGGTAGCCGAGGTTATTACTGACGTTGCCCAGGTCCGGATCAACGAACCGAATATTGCTATTGGGGCTGGATCGAGCATCACCACCGCGCAGACCTTACTTCTTTTAGGCTCACCCACAGAAGGGACCAACAACTTTGCCCTACGGTCCACCGGATCAGCCCCTACTCTGTTCATAGGAACCCAATTCGTCATCGGGTCATCCAACGTCACTGATAGGATTCAGGTTCTTCTGACAGGGAATTTTACTTCTGGCGGGGGCAGCGTCGACGCCCAGACCCTTACATTAAATGGAACACTCACGGGAGCGCCTGGAGATACCGGCTTCCTTGCAGGGGCCTATTTCACTACCGCCATCTTCACCCAAACAGCAACCGAGAACATTTCTGATATCTCCCAGGTCCGCATTGATGAGCCCACGATCACGGACAACCTGACAGGCGATATCACAATAGCCCAGACTCTTCTTCTATCCAGTTCTCCCACAGAGGCACTTTCCAATTTTACATTTCGATCTGAAGGACCGGCCCCGTCAATGTTTCAGGGTCTTCAGTTCATCATTGGCCCTGGCCCCAAACCTGCGGCCAACTTCCGTCAAGTTCTTTTCACTGGAAATTTCACTTCAGGTGGAGGAGCTACTGAAGCAACAAAATTCAGATTAGAAGGGATATTGGCTGGAGCATCTGGAGATACCACCCGCCTGTCTGGAGCAGAATTTGCTGCCAGTGTTTCCACCCAAGCGGTAGCCGAGGTTATCACCAATGTTTCTCAGGTCCATATTGAAGAACCGAGCATCACTCTTGGCGCTGGATCGAGTATCACAAATGCACAGACCCTCTTGATCGTCGCTGCGCCCACGGAAGGTGTCAATAATTTTGCTCTCCGCGTGGCAAGTGGTTTGAGCCAATTTGGGGGGACCGTCCAAGGGGCAAACGGTAGCTCCTTTGCGCTGTTGAATGTGACCTCTACGGCAACCGTGCCAACGCTGATCCCCAACCGCGCTAGTACAACCACAGGTATTGGCGGAGTTAGTGGTGAAATTGCTCTCATCGTAAGTTCAACAGCCGGTATAAAACTGCGAAGTGGTGGTCGGTTGACTTTTGGGGATGTCATCAATCAGGACAGCATGTATCTCAACGTCGGTGGGATTGTGGTTGGCGGTAGTGGTGGAGAGTCCTTTGGATCGCGCTTTCACATCACCAAGACGGCGGTTGCTGGCAGTACCTCTCTCCTAGCTGATTTCATGCTAGATGGGAGTGTTAGAACGCAGACCGCCGCCGAGTCGATTGCAAACATCGCCTTCCTGAACATTGAGGGCGATATCCAAGACAACCTGACAGGTGGTGGACTCATCACCGTGGCGTCTGCGTTGCGGATCGCTAATCCTCCAACTGAAGGGGTTACCAACTTTGCGATCAACGTGGTGTCGGGCGATGTGTTCTTAGGCGGCAATTTAACTGTCTCAGGTGCAGGACCGCATGCGATTGGTGGTACACCGTCCGGGATTATCGGCCTGATCATTTCCGAAACATTCACCTCTGATGGCGCTGCCACACTTGCCTCTGGAGTGTTTATTACCCAAACCCTGGTAGGAGCGTCAGGAGATACTACGTCTTTAACTGGAGTGACCTTTATCTCGGCCATCACCACGCAAACGGCTACCGAGAACATTGCCAATATTTCCCAGGTCGAGATAAATGAGCCCTTCATCAGCGATAATTTGACGGGTGACATTACAAACGCGCAGACCCTTTTGATCGTCAATGCCCCCACAGAGGGGCTCAGCAATTTTGCTATCCGCGTTATTTCAGGGGATGTCTCATTCGGGGGAAATATCCTTGTTGGAGGAGATGGGCCGCACGGTTATTCTTCAGGGATCACCGCTGGTTTCTCTCAAAGTACATTCGCGGGAAGTTTCACGTCGGACGGTTCGTTCAACCAAGCCTCCGGAACGCTGTTTGGATCAGTCATTACCAGTGACATTGGCGACGGGGCCTTAGCTCAAGTTCGTATAAGGGGTAACCTCACCACACCTGGCGGGGGTGCTACACCTACTGTCGCAACCCTGATGTTGGATGAGCCTGTAATTACCGTGGGTGGCGGTGACGCAGTAGGGACAGCGGCCACGCTGCTAATCAACTCTGCTCCCACTGAGGCGACTTCCAATTTTGGACTTTTGGTTAACGGGGGAGCCAGGTTCAACGATGGCATAGACATTAGAGGTAACTCGGCCATGAGTGCAGGATTAACCTTCACTATTGGGTCAGGAACAATCCAAGACTTTGCTCAGGTAGCTCTGCTCGGTACTTTTACTTCCAGTGGATCGTCCAATAAAACGGCGTCGCTCCAGATCCAAACAACCCAAACCGCAGTTGCGGGAGATACCCTTTTAATTGCTGCTCTGAATATCGAACCGCTTCTCGTCACGCAGGGAGTAACCGAAGTTATCGGAAATGTGGCCTCAGTCATTATTGACGAGCCCAATATCTCGGTGGGAACTGGCGACACGATCACCAACGCTTCGACCCTGGTGATCCTCGGTGCGCCCACGGAAGGGGTTGCGAATTGGGCTTTCCGCATCGTTTCAGGAGATGTGAATTTTGGGGGCGACCTTATAGATATCGGCACAGGCGGTGGGAACATAGACATTCTTTTCCGGGGCTGCTCGACGTTCTTCCTTGGAACGCTTTCTTCACCGGAAGAAATGTTCTTCGGGGTCGGTTCAACCGTTTCCGTGAATGACGCTGCCATGTCGCTGGCACAGAATGTTCGATTTCGGCTGAAATCGACTGTTGGTGATTTCTCAGAGGTCAAAAGAAATTCTTTTGTCGTTCAACTAAATGTGGCCGCACCTTCGGTCACTATTGCCGGTGCGATCCCTGCTGGAAGTTTTGTGTTTGGAATCACAGCTCGCGTGATCGGGGCGATCACCGGACCCACCGGATTCGACATAGGTGACGGGGTTGATGTGGATCGTTGGGGTAATTCAATCTCAGGTTCGCTTGGCACAACAGTTGATATCACGGATGCGACAGATGACACCGTAACAACCTTCCCGACCGCAAACGACGTGGTTATCACCTCAGATGGAGTTGACTTCTCGGCTGGTGAGCTGAGGATCGTCATTCACTACTTAGATTTGAGTGCACCAACATCATGAAAACCGCGATTAAACAACTGGACCGTCTATTCATGGACTTTAGAGCGATTGTGGAACGGCGCGACGAAGTGGATGAGGAGCAGCTCCCCACCTTTGATGAGCGGATCTCTCGCATCCATCGTGTGTGTCACAACTGTAAGGATGAGGCCAGCCGTACCGATGGCTGGCAAAGACGCTGGTCACTGAATCCAGCCTGGGGGAAATAATGGCGAAATACACCTTCACTTTAGACGATGAACAACAGGCGATTGCCGAAGAAATGGCCTCCCACAAAAACATGACAGTGAAAGACTGTCTCTGGAGCTTGCTGTCCGGAAGGATCGCCCACCATGCAACGGTGATTGCCGAGCAGAAGTGGGCCGAAGCTACTCCGGAACAGAAAAAAGCTGCCATAAAAACGCTTACAAAAGGAGTAAGGAAAGATGGGAACAAAAAGCAAAAGGCCGCAACAAGAAAAAAAGCAAACTAGGTGGGACCTGGGGGCCTCTCAACGCCAGATGGTTGTGGGGATCGTGGGCCAGCAGAACAAAGAGATCGCCGAGGTGGTCAACACGCTCAAGAGACACCACGGCCGCGAATTGACGGATTGCGTCAACACCCTCAGAGATGAGTTGGGGATTCCCAAAGGGATGAAGTTGGGTCTGGACATGCAGAATCCCGAGAAGATGTTCGTCCGGCAGATCACCGAAGAAGAACTGAAACAGGCTGCTGGACAGCAACCACAGCAAACCAACGGAGACAAACCGCCTAGTGCCGACTGAAGAACGCAACGCTCCCATAGATCTGGAGAATCTGGGCCTCACGCTCTCCCGGCCGGGAGATGTGATCGAAGAGGGTCACTACGTCCGTCTGGACAACATGACCTCCAGGCGCACGGGTTTCATCGAGACTCGTGCGGGGAGCGTCAAGGAGAACGTCACCGCGATTCCCGCTGCGCCAGCTTTGGTGAACGCCCTGGCCCGTCAGATCGTGTCCGGGACAGGGATCAACTATCAAGCGGCCGGCACGGAGATCTTCCGTGACTTCGTTTCCATCTCAACGGGTCATTCCGGGGGTCCGGTCGTCTTTACGGATTACAAGATCAACAACTCTCCCCTCCCTCACATGATCGCTTTCGAGCCAACCAAGCGGATCAAGGACGATGGGACCACAACAAATCGGTTTGGAATCGCTGGAGGAGCGGCAGTAGCGACGGCTGTGGAAGGAACGCAGCAGTTCAAGACCATCGACGACTTTGAATCCGCTGCATCCTACGCAGCCGTTGACGCGGTCCTGTCCGATGACGGAACGGATCCTCGTGAGGGTTCGTTCTCCATGAAGATCGAAGTCGCCAAGCTGGTTCGGGGTACGGCAAGCAAAAGCATCGTGATCGACCTGGATGAGTTCTCGACTCCAGGGGACAGTGACGACGAGGATTTCATTCACTTCTTCCTCAAGATCGACATTCCCAAGAACCTGAGAGAAATCAGGCTGCTCTTTGATGTGGATCCACTCGTGAATGACTTCACGCAAAACTACTTCACCAAATCAGTTGCACCCAATGATTTCACCCGCGTCTTTGATTTCGATGCGACCTCCAAGGAAGGCCGGGACGGAGGGCTGCGGGAATTTGCCTTGGATGAGTCCTTTTTGACCGAGGACGCAGACATTGCCAGTGGCGAGAGCCTGGAGTCTTTCAATTTCCTCTCGGCGGTTGGTGGTGAGAATCAGTGGACCGAGGTCTTTATCCCCAAAAGAGACTTCCAACGGGTGGGTAGTGAAGACACCACTTTCGCGGACGTTAAAGCCTTCAGGATCGTTGTAGAAGCGACTGAGTGCGGTGATGTGGTCGTCAACATCGACGATGGCAAGATGGTCGGTGGTGTGTCCTTCAGGCTGAAGGGAGACTACGATTGGCGATACGTCTACCGAAACAGTGTGACGGGCATTATCAGCCCACTTTCTCCTACAGCTCCATCTCAAACCACAGTGACCAGGAACCGCGCGGACGTCCTGATTACTTTTTCAACCGATCCCCAGGTGGACTTTGTAGACCTTTTCCGTATAGGCGGGACGCTGACGACACAGTATCTCTTTGTTGAGTCGATTGCCAATGGAGTTGGAACGACAACTTTCAACGATGGCCTGGGAGACTTGGGTCTGGGTGAGTCCATTGATACGGATCAGATCGACGTTCCCTCTACGTCAGGCGTTATCGCTATTCATCAAAATAGGTCCTGGCTGGACGATAGCGCGAACCCGGATAGGCTCGTCTTCTCCCGGCGCATCAAGGTCGAGGAGTTCGTTTCCAGTGGCTTCATCGTGGCCTCACAGGGCGGTGATCGAGTCAGAAGGCCATTTGCCTACAACGATCAGCTCTATTGCTTCACTGATCGGACCATTTACCGAATCGTCGGCAGCGATCCAACCACCTTCCAACCCCTTCAGACGGGAGCGCAGCGAGGGCTGTTCTCGAGATTTGCCCTGATCCTGGGAGCGGGGGTGATCTTCTTCCGGGCCTACGATGGGATCTATGCGTTTACGGGCAGCGGAAGGGCTGAGAAACTCACCGAAAAGATAGACACGCTCTTTGAAGGGTTCTCGGTAGAGGGGTTTGACCCGATTGATGATACAGAGGCCGAGAGTGAACGGCTCGGATTCTTCGACAATAAGCTCTACTTCGCCTACACCGACACCTCAGCGGTACGCCGGGAGATCGTTTACGACTTCGTCACGCAAAGGTGGGAGCCTTCAGATAGGCCTGCCACTTCCTATCTGCTGCTGGACGACCTGGGCGAGTTCCAGTCCGGTGACAGCTCTGGCTTCGTGTTTGAAAGAGAGACAGGTAATCAGGACGATGGATCAGATATCGTCTTCGACCTCCGCATGAAGTTCTATGACTTCGGCGCCAAGCAGGAAGAGAAGAACTTTACCGAGATCGTTGTCGACGCGGATACGGCCGGGGCTGACGTTACCGTGACCGCTCACTTCAACAACGGGGCAACCAGCGTAATCCTGGGGACCCTCAATACAGCGGCCAGGGATCAGATCCGCTTCCCGATCAATGGCGGGATAGGTACGTTTGCCCGAAACTGCTCAATCGCTCTGACAGGCGACAACGGCGGTGTCCGGATGCGCTTCTTCAAGGTGATCTACAACTTCTGGGTTGAGCCAAGAGAGCAGCTCAAAACTGTTACCGATTGGGACGATTACGGATCACCCAAGCGGAAGTTCCTGCGAGAGCTGATCATCGAACTCGATACCCAAGGGGTCACAGCCGATATCAATGTGTTCCTGGATGGAAGCTCAACCCAGGTCGGCTCTCCCTCAAAGACATTCGCTGCTGTCTCGACCACGGGCCGCGAAAGGCTGATCCTGTCGCTGCCCTTCGATACGGACTGCAAGATCGCCCGTATCCTGGTGGAGTCCACTTCGGCAACGGTCCCGGTCAAGGTCTACGCCCACAGCTTCGACTGGCTCGACAACTCCCTGGAATCGACCACCAGGATGCAAACTCCCTGGGAAGAGGTCGGTGCACCTACGGAGAAGTTCTTTGTCAAGCTCATGCTGGAGATCGACACCAACAGTGCTGACGTGACGGTGACATCTGAGATCGACGGGGTTGACCTGGCCCCGCCCTTCACGGTGAACACAACCAGCCAGCAGAAGGTTTACCTGTCTTTCCCAAAGGACACCAAGGGAACGCTGATTCGTCTCAAGTTGGCTACGGCTGCTGCTACCGAGTTCATCTATTACAAGCACGACTTTGAGACATTGGTTGAACCCAGACCAGTGACAGGGACCGCACCAGGGTCGAGCCAAACAGAATGGTCCTCAGAGAGCTGGCCCGGAGATAAACGGTTCCGACAGCTTATGCTGGATATAGACACGCAAGGCAATGCCGTGACGGTGAACATAGAAGTCGATGGGGTCGTGGTTCAATCACCCGTTGTCACCACCACTGACCGGCAGATTGAAATCATTTCCATAGATGCCGATACGATTGGAAAGCTGGTTCGCCTGACATTCGAGGGTGGACCCTTCCTCTACTACAACCATAATTTTGAATTTCTCCGGGATCCGCTCGATGTTACCCGTTGGGATACCTACGAGCTGGACTTCGGTTACAGCCGGTTCAAGTTCATTAGACGTATGTGGATCTCTTCACAGGGAGCCGACATTATCACTTTGGAGATCTTCGTGGATGAATCGGCAACCGCTGATCATACCCTAACCATCCTCACCAATCCCTCGACAGGATGGGCAAGAGAAGGACCTATCCGTTTACCCGCTGGCCTGAAGGGTCAGCTGTTCCGCTTTATCTTTACTTCCCCGAGTGCCTTCAAGATCTGGTTCGAGCAATCAGATGTGGAATGGCATCCACTTGCAGGAGAACGGGGTTACCAACGAGCAAGACTTGTCTCAGGGCGTGAGGCAGGCGTAGCTGCTTAGGAGTACAAAATGCCTAACGAAACCGCTGGTCACTTTCAAGTCAATGAGGGTGACTGGGAATACCTCAACTTTGTTTTGCGCGACGTGCAGGACCGCCTGGACGCTCTCGGAGGGAATCGAGGGTCAACCCTCCACGCCGACGTTATCAACCTGAATGGGAACAAGGCTATCAATGCCGCTGACCCCACTCAGCCCCAGGATCTAGCCACGAAGAACTTTGTTGAGACTAACTTCCTGGCAAAGCCTCCGGAGCTGACTGACCAACCCAATACGCCCTTGAACGTCCGAGCCAATGCGCGGTTCAACGTAGGCCGGGGCTTTGATCGGCGCACCATGAACATCTCCAATGATGGTTCCGCTGGCTCCGTGGAAGAGGCCGTGAACAGTCGATTCCTGGTGACCAACAATGCTGCAACCGGGGCCTGGCGGTGGGCCAATCCCCATGAAATTCATCCCTTTGTATCAGGAGTGTTCTAGTGGGAATTTGTCCACCGAGTCTCGCGGCAGCAGGAGGTCCTGTCTTTGTTGAGTACCAAAACATTACTCAGCTCGTTATGGGGACCTCAGTGGTGACGGTTGCCACGATCAACGGTGGAGAGACCGGGCTTCAACTCATGATGATCGTCTGCAATTTCGAGAATCTTCCGAACGGATACGACCTCAGAGTGAAGCCAGCAGCAGATGTTGGTGCGTTGTTTCGCGGCGCGAAATCTTCAGCTCCCAACCGGCCCCTTCAGGCTGGACAGACCGAGTTCT